CGACATTGCGAAAGCAAAGCCGTGGCTCTTACCCGTGATCGTTCTTTTGGCATTTGGTGTGCTTTTGATATTTGTGCGCTGGTTGCGCGCAGAGAAGGCACGACCGGTTTTTGGCCCTGCGCCGAAACCGGAACCGCAATCTGTGGTGCGTGAGAAGAAGGAGGGATTGCTGACTGTTGCTGAAAAGCCGGTTAGTGGTCGTGCAGTTGGATGCTGTCACGACATTTCCACCTGTCCTCTCTTGCACAAACGACCGACCATCAATAGTGACATGCTTTGTGGTGTGTATTGTGGCGGTTTGTTTTGCACACATTGGTCTGGTTGTCCTGGGCATGCTGTTGAGGCTGCGCCACAGGAGGAGCTCTCCGAGGGGGAGCGGGCAGAGATTGATCGTATGAGTAAATTGCTCGGATCATCTGTGTCAGTTTCTGAGATTCAGGAACGAAAATCGTCTAGTCAAATTGCTGCTAAGAAATCGCATGCGCAACGAGCGAATGTGATTAAGAGCAGCAGTGCTAAGAAGCATCAGTATGGATATAACGATGATGCTGCGAAGCAGGGTGTCTTCGACAATGATGAGCAGGGAAACTTGCGTCGTCGTGGCGAGGATGACTATGATGATGATGATGGTCAGAGTGCTCCAAAGGGGCATGAAAACCATCCCGCATTCCGTTCTGAGGCGAAGGCCACTGAAAAGTGTGTCAACGTCAAGTGTAACGGCAAGTGTGGAAAGTGGCACGATGCGAAGAAGAAGACTGAGAAGGTACTGAAAGGTGCTAAGAAATCGGCTTGCTTCAAGTGTGGTGTCGCTGGACATGTTGCAAAGAATTGTATTCTGTCGCCGAAATCTGTCGCTGCTGTAAAGAAGCGTCAAGATGAGGTGAATGAAGCATTCATGTCAGGACTTGGTTCGGCAAAGGCATCATATGCCGCTGTCGTTGAGAAGTCGGCGAAGACTGGATCTACTGTCGTTGCGAAAGCGAAGACGGGATTGGCTCTCATTCTGAAGGCGCCTGCTGAAAAGCAGGAGGCACTCGTGAATGGTGAGCGATTTGATTCCAGTACTGTCGCGAAGTCCATCGGACGAGCTGTTGTTCGTCATGATGGTCGTATGTATGAGATGAATGCGACGATGACCATGAATGGAATTGTCACGTGTGCTCATATTTTCAAGAGCGGAGGCGATGTTGTGTCGTTTTCGTTTGGGGACGAGAGTGCTGATGTGCTCAGAAAGAATGGTAAGGCTATTGGCCGAGACCTTCTTTGGTTCCCGCGACCGGTCGTAAAGGCTGAGTCGGGATCAGTCACCATCTTTGGTGGCGTTGCAATGCTGAGATGCACTGTTGGCGCTGTCGGAGAGAAGGTGAAGCTGATTACGTATGACTCGGATGCGGATATGCATGCCGGGAAATTTAAGGATGACACAGGCACTGTTCGTGCTGTGTTGTCTGTCGAGCTTGGTGACGAGAAGGCGTTTGCGAGTTATTCATCTGTTGATGGGTCTTGTGGAGCGCCTATTGTCAATACGCAGGGAAAAGTTGTTGGTTTTCATACTGGCACCACTGCGAGTGATACTGTGTTTACACCGATCACTGCCAATATTGTCGACGCTGCTACTGGCAGCCGGCCATCTTTTTAGATGGCCCCCTCCCGGAATTTGATGGGTGGGCGGAATGGTACGGAAAGTACCTCGCTCGCGACATCTTCAAGTTCCGGGGTGTGAAAGGGGGTGACGTTGATGTACGATCATATTTGTACCGCAAGTATTTTACAGCGGGCAATATTGACTACATTGGACGCGTCAACCGGTTTACCAAGCAGAAGGGCCGTGAGGCTCTGAATTCATCATACAAAATGTTCTGTGATTCGCGCGGTGTTAAGTTACCGCGCGGTTATCGAATGGTCTATCCGTCACTTGAAGCGAGTTTCAAGTCGGCTTCCAAGTACGACAAGGGGCAACCTGAGTTGGACGAAGGAGGCTGGCTACTTGCTGGCGAATGGACGAAGCAACACTTTGCCCCGTTGATG